ATAATGATCTCGCTCAGGCTTCCTGTTCCGAAAACCATCTTATTTCTCCTCCATCCTCTTCTCGATCTCTCTATTCACGATTTCTGAGATCCTCGAGAACGCAATCACGATCTCGTGAGGAGTATTCAGCAGATCCTCATAGCTCCAGCCCATCTCCTTGCAGATCTGATATTCGAAGAGTTCATCGAGATTCGCACTCTTTCCCCTTGCAGCCCTCTTCACCCTCCTCACGAATTCTCTCCCATCTCTGAAGATGTCACCGAGAACTGTTGTCACTTCAGATTCTTCAACGAAGAAACGCCTGTGTATCTCTCGAAAAAATGATTGACATCTCCTCCAATTGCTTCTCTCGATTTCTCATAAATATTCCAGAACGCATCCTCATCGAGCTCATTGATCTCCTCTTTCTTCATCCCGGTTGCGAGCATGATCGTTGCAACGAGATTGAAATCTTCCATATCCGCAGCAAAAGATGCGAGCTTCTCCGGATCCTTGAGCTCTTTTGCGAGAACATCCTCGAGCTTTGCCTCAATACCGTATTTCTCGATTGCTTCAGTAGAGATATACTTCATGATGATCTTAAGCTGCTCTTCTCGAACTCTCTTCACATCCCGATGGAGAGGTTTATTTCTGAACTCCATCTCTATCACGCAACCACAATTCCTGTGCAGGTTGCACTTTCGATCGTTTCTTCGATCAGATCATCAGCTTTAAGCGGGAATGTCACTTTCGGGAAAGCCACATCTTTGATCGTTACCGAGTTTGCTCCGATCGTGAGAACGAGATCCTGCTTTGTTCCGCTCCTCACAGCTGTGATCATGTCGAGATCTGCGAAGTCCATCGTGAGAGATGTTCTGATGGTTCTCGCTGTTGGGATGATTGCAACGATCTTCGTGCTTGTGTTTCCTCCGATGTCTGGGATGGTCTTCAGCTCATATTCCACGTTGATTTCAACCGCTTTCACATAATCCGTTATGTCGGATCCACCGAGCTGGGCTGCGGAAATGTCATCGAACTTCAGCGGTGCACTTCCGGGATCCGATGCGTGAGATCCTGTTCCGACATAATCCGTCCCCGAGGGGGCTGCATAATCAGCAGCGATGAATTCCACATCGAGAGTTGCAGCTTTCTGCCACTCGAATTTCAGAGATGCCGAGCGAACAACGCAGCCCTTGAACGCATCGTAATTATCCACTCCATCAACTTCGATGATCCTCCCGATTGAAATGCTCGGGAGATTCTCATCCGTTCCACTCGCGGATCCAAGACAGATCGAGCTCCAGAAGTTCAGATTCTGAGGTCTGAGACTCATCGAGATGCTCAGATTCTCTCCTGTCTTCTGCTCTACAATAGCTGCAAGTTTATCGGATGCTCCGGATGCAGCGAGATACCTGAGAGTCTCATAAACCTCCTCGATCGAAGCCTCGAAGCTCTCCACGAGGCCAAACCACTGCATCGCAGGATCCGCTGGGAGCTCCGCAAATGTTGTCTCTTCAATATACTCCACAACCTGATTCCCAATTAACACCAACTCACATCACCTCTCTATCCTGTTTTAGGATTATAGACCCTGAGGAGCTCATAATCAATCGATCTCTGCCATCTTTTGTCCCGATCTGGATCCTTTATCACAGAAGAAATCCTCGCAGGAGTCACGATCTCAAAGTTTGTGAAGTTTGTCGAGAGCATCACTTTATCAACTTTAGAAATCAGCTGATCCACCTGTTTAGCCGTTAAACCATATACCGTTATGCTCAGGAGAAGATTCGTTATCTTTGTTCCAGAAATTGCGGACCCATCGAGTCTCATGCCAATGACGTCCACTGTGGCCCTCGGGAAAGAGGAATCGCTGAGGTCCGAACGGGGATAATCATGAAAAACTCTATTGTTGAACTCTGTGACTCCGCTCCTTAATGCAGAGATCACTTCTTTCTTCACAGCCTCAATATCGAGCTCTCCCATAATTCCTCCCTCTTGGATCCAGAACCCAAGCCCCTCTTGGGTCTTTAAGAAGAATTAGCATCTTTGAGTATTTAATACCGAAAAAGAGAGCTCATTTAAATAGGAAAGATAACCGATTTCTCAGATGCTGGATCCATGAATGAACGATCCCTCTCACGTTGTGCTTTATGGGCATCTTTGAGGTTCCGAAGATCAGATATTTCGCATATTTCACATCGTTTTTGACCGTATAATCGAGATCTCCCTCTCTGATCGATCTCCACGCATTTCTGTATCTCCCCGTTCTCACCGGAGAGGTCTTAACGATCTCCGCTTCGAGAGCATAAATCTCTTCTGCGAGAATGTTATCAATTGCTTCGGGGATCTCTTTGAGCTTAATCTCGAGAAAATCAATCGTTTCTTTTGTTCCTATTACCTTGATCTTCATTTCAACCTCCTCTGATATTCGATTCCCTGCTCGAAATCTCTGAAGATCATCATCTTCTTTTCTCTGTTATCAAGGAGAACAGCCGGCATCACAGGATCCGCATCTCTGTATCCCCATTTCATTGTATACCAGTCATGGATCTTGTATGATCCGAGCCTGATGAGGACTTTCTCCTCTCCCCTGATCTTCGTGAGCTCAATCGCATATGAATGGTTGTGCCCGACGATTGCAATATCCCCATCTTCGTATTGCTCGAGGAGTCTCTTGCAGGTGTGCGTCATATTAAAGCTTGAGTTATATCGATACTTATGCCTCACCACAATTTTGTATCTCGCTTTTCCAATATTAAGCTGAAGAACTCCTCCGTGACCGAGATATGCAGCTCCGTTTTCTCGAGCAAGATAATCAATGAAATCAAAATTATCAGAGTTCCACGACCATGCTTCGTGACATCCGTGGACCATTGCAACGATCTTATCTTTGATCTTATCGATGCACTTGCGTGTGAACTCTTTCTGCATGTGCAGAGGCATCACTGCCTCGTGACTTCCCCCATCATGAGAATACGTGTTGTAGTTATCCACGAGGTCCCCGTTCAGGATGATCAGAACATTCTCAGCTTTTGAGAGGATCTCGATGTGTCTCTTCAGAGCTTCATAATCCACATAGCGATTCCCGATGTGAATGTCTCCGATTGGAACGAGGAGAACTGGAGAGTCCGTATTGACGTTTACGGTTGCTCTCTCCTGCATGATGTCGTGTTTATCAAGCATCTTCTGCACTTTGATGACTGCATCGAACATCTCCTCGAAATCCAGCTCTCCGATGTTCCGATCAATGACCTTGAAAAACTGCTTCTGCTTCTCTCTCTCATATTGATTTTTCACATCTGCGATTTTCACTCCGAGCCTCTTTGCATGACGCAAAAAAGTTGAATGATGAATTCCGAGAAGCTCTGCCGCTCCCCTCACGCTTCCAGCTTCACGATAAGCTTCCTCGAGCTCCTCTTTTGTGAAGCTGTATTTGTAGCTCATAGATACCCGCCCTCTGGATCGGGATGAGCTCGGGAAACGTAATAGTTGGAGATTATATCATCAATAAGATTGAAATCGATCTCGAGAGTTCTCTTTAAAACTGCGATGAGATAAGCGAGTTCTTCCACTGGGACATCGAAAAAGAGCGGTTCCTCATCTTTGTTTTTGAGATAAAATCGAACCGTTCCCTGATAGATCTTCCCTCCATCTCCGAGAAACGGGGGAATATAAGTAATCTCGAATCTGAGATCCTCGTGCTTCTTTAGATAGATGCATTTTTCTATCGTTTTAATTTCAACTTCTTGAATTTTATTTCCCCCCTGAAGCTATCCTCTTCAATTTCAACAATTCTGAATTCATCAGATCCGTAAACGATTGCATCATTCGGAGATACTGAAACAGAACTCTTCACATAAGCAACAGCATCGTAGTCAGGAATTTCTCCGGGTTTATCGAGCTTCTTTTCTTTCTTCACAAAAGAGATGATTGCTTTGATCGTGCTCTCTGTGAAACTTTCCGTGACGGTCCCGTAAAGATCGTCCTCAATAGTTGTTGATCTCGTTTTTAACGTGACATCTGAGCCGAAATTATCAATAAACGAATTTACATTCATCTCCAGTAATCCCTCCCGGACTTGCAGATTTTCAGATCTTCACCTGAGCATCTTAATCCATCTTTCTCACAAATATAACCCATTTGAGCCCATCTCCTGAACCTGCATGCTTTATATCCCTCGACCACTCTCATTTTTTTCCGGATTCTGTGAGATAAGAGAAATACCTCCTGAAACGAGCCGGGAGATCTGGAGCATCATCAACAACGAGACCGAAACCGAATGAATAGATCAATGCAAACCCGTGATCTCCGATGGATCCAGATGCTTTGAAGTAATAAGCGAGATACATAAGAGCAAGCCCGAACTGGAAGTGATGAATGCAGTTAAGAGTTGCGACAATCAGAAATTTCTTAAATCTCGATGATTTTGTCACAGCAGGGATTCTCTGAATTTCATAATCGATCTTCTTAAATGCTCTTCCCACAACGAGACCGCTCGAGGCTCCGAGAATCACAAGAATGAGAACTGGATCGAGAACTGGAATATAGTTTTCAATGGACATCTCAGTGCCTCCAGAATGTGAGATAAGCCCCCGCCAAAGCGAGAAGTGTTGAAATTCCTGTGACTGCTCCGATCACTTTCGATTTAAAGCTCTCGAGATCTTTCTCGAGATCTCCGATTCTCTTCTCATGATCCTCAATATTATCGCAGATCGTATCGAGCTTTTTTCTGATATGCTTCACATCTGCTCTCAATTCGATGAGGAGATCGTGATCATTCATCACTCATCCCCCAGATTTGTCACATCTCTAACTCTCGAAAAAATGCAGAGATAATCAACACCAAGCTGAGATCTGATGTATGCATCGATGTAGCTTTTTGCTTTCTCCTTGAACGCTCTGATCTGTTCATCGAGCTTGTTCTGAACTTTGAAGTCTCCGAGTGAGGCGGAATCTGGAGAGGTCCCATCAATCTTCTGTCTCTCGAGAACTTTCGCAGCTGAGAGATGCAGTGATGCGAGCTCGATCATCGTTGGAACCTGAGCTGGAACGGAAAGCCCAGCCCTCTGCAGTTCCATGTCGATCTCATCATCTGCGATCTCGATGATTGATTCAATGATGGATGTGGATAGGGGGGAGCCTGTCAGAGCGACCACATCCGCTGCCGTGCAGTAAGCCATTTACGCTCCCCCCGTTTCACCCTACTTTTTCGACATCACCCTCACGGATGAGCGTCTCCGCAAGCTCTGGATCCAGCTCTATGATCGTGCCTCTCTCGTAAGCTTTCCCCTCAAGCCCCAGAGTTCCAACAGTAACCCTGACTTTCACTTTCTTTTTCTTCTTCTCCTCTCTCCTCCTGACTTCCTCAGCCATCCTGTTCACTTCCCTTAACAAAATGTTTACAAAAGTTCACTATTCACGATCAGATGTTCGTCAGCTTGCAGATCGCATTCGTATCATAGACGACTGGAACAACGCATTCGAAGACTTTACCGACGATGTTCTTGTTTCTGTCGAAACCAGCCTCAACGGTGAGATCCTGAGCAACAACGATCTCGAATTTCCTCTGATTCGGGGTTGCAAGAAGCAGACCGGTTCCCTCCGTGAGATACGGACAGACGATGATGTCTCCACCGATCATCGCTTTGATTCTCGATGCTTCATCAACCGATCCTCCGGAGCTTGTGTCAATGGATCCATAGAGCTCTGCAAACTGTGTCGGGTGCAGAAGCAGATTGTAGGGCGGATATATCTTATCTCCCATCAGGAGAGCCATCGCAGCTCTGATCTTCTTCAGTGCATTTCCGTAGGTTCCGAAATCGAGTGATGTGCTCTCAACATTTCCAGCTGCATTGTAGAGCCCGTTTATTCCAGCACCGGAGTCTCCCACGATCACGAGCTCGTTCTCTTTGTGAGTAACCTGATAAGCTGCAGCACGGGCAGCCTCGGTCTTCAGCGGGATCCCGAATCTCTCAGCAGAAGCGAGATCTCTCCTGTCGATCCTGAAATCCTTGTGAAGAACCGGAATCTTCACAGAGGAGCGAGTGAAATTCAGAGCATCTTCAGAACCGGAGACGAATGCATAAGTGAGCTCTGCAGCACTCATCTCACTCAGAGTGTCGAAGTCATACTGCTGAACTCCGAGACCGAGTGGACCTCTCACAGCCGCAATCTTCCTTGCGATGTTCTGCTCCCTTGCGGGAATCACAACATCTTCCTTAATTTGTTTATACCATTCAGACGGTATGGCCATTTCCTACACCTCCTTAAATGAGACTCAGCACGAGAATGTCCTGAGCTCCTCCCGAAGCATCAACGCTCTCGAGGGCTTTCGCAACGATTGGAGCATCTCCGTAGTGTCCTGTGATGATATCTCCATTTGCAGCAGTAGATGTCACAGATGTTCCTCCAGACGCAATCTGCAGGGTTTCGGCTTTCTTGAGCTCTCCATTCGCAGCTGGGACGAGGAGATCTCCTTTATTCACAACTTCCCCGCTTGCGAGTCTTCCAACGATCACAAACTTTCCACCATAGAGAACTGGAGCGAAATCGTTTGCAGAATACGCTGTATCAACATCAGATGGTTTGTATGGACCTGCAGCTTGCTCATAACCAAGCCATCCAATTGGCATATCGGTTGCTCCGCAAACAACAATCTGAGAATCGCTGGATCCTTTCTTCACGAGCCTCCCGGGATACATGTTCGTTGCACTTTCAACCTTGCACTCCTCAACGAGAGGCTCTCCCTGAGCAACAATCTTGTTATTCGGTTTTGTCACCATCTTTCATTCCCTCCTTACGGTTTCCATCTTTTCTCGATCGGATCCCAGTATCCGACCGTGAGACCAGAGGCCTCGAGCGTGTCCGTGACGAGCTTCGTCTCAGAGAATTTGTTCACAGATGCGGAGAGCTTTGTTTTGATCTTCTCCACTCTCTTCTTCTCTGCCTCGAGCTCCTCAATCGAAGATGCCATGAGCGAAGTTCTCTTCGCTTCAACCTCCTCATCTGCGAGGAGATCACATGCTCTGAGTGTCTCGATGATCTCATCCACGAGAGCATCTTTCTTCAGCTCCTCTTTCACCGCTGCCTTGATCTCCTCGATGTCGATCTTTTCCCTCTTCGCAGCTGCAACAGGAATGACGTCGATCTGAGACTCAGGACTGGTCTCAGGCTCCTGAGTCTCCGCTGCCACGGTTTCCTCTTTCTTTTCTTTCTTTTCCTCTTCCACGTTCATCTCCCCCTTAAATTCGGGAGGTTCTTTCTCGAATTGCTCATAATGAGCAACGAGATGACGGTAAACCGCCTCTCTGTCTTTTTCTGGGATGTCCACTCCCCCTCTCGCACCGAGAAGAGCTGCCATGGCTGCAACAACTCCTCTCCAGACCACAACGAGCCTCCCATCTTCAACATCGTGATGCGGAAGCTTGTAAGATCCGAAATTCTCCGGATCTGAAGCATCATACCAAGCGAAAGCCTGCCTGTATTTGTTCCAGTCTATCGTCTCTTTCTCTCCGCTTCCATCGCGGGAGGCCCATTTCCTGATACGCTTCACCGCAGCATCAGCATCCCATGAAGTCTTCTTCGAGAGGGGAGTTTTATGCGGCCTCACTGCTCCAGCTTCAACGGTTTCCATGACCTCATACCCCCATCTTGCTATTACTGCGGGAGTTTCGGTCGAAGATGCGATATCAAAACGAGCTTCCTCATAAGCAGGATGTCTCACGAGAGTGACAGAGTGTATCGTGACGTTCCTTGCAAAACCATCATCCCCGATCTCTCCGGTTCCATAGAGGCTCCACGTTCTGGGCCATGTTCCATCTTTGATCTTTCTGATCGCTTCTCTATCCGTGATGTATCCCACTGCCTTGATCTCGTCCCCCTCGCGATAAGCATCTGTAATAAAACCAATCTCAGAATAGCGATCCCCAGTCCGGTCACATGCATGCTCTGAAGCCCCCGGAGGCACATTGCAGATTCTGATGACCGCATCTCTCAGAGAAGAAGTGACATTCGGAACTTCATCCTCTGGAATGGCCCATCCGTTCTTATTGAACTTGCCGACTGTGAAAACAGTTCCAATTATCTTCAATGCGTGCTCCGGAATCTCCCGCATTAAAATATATGTGTTTTCTTCTATTATTTAATACCGAAAAAGAGAGTGATGTGAATCATTCGGATTTAAGGAGCTCTGGAAAGTGCTTTTTGATGAGCTCCCGCTCTTCATCCGTGATGGGCTCGTTTTTCATGAGCTTGCCTGCAGCAATCATCGCTTCTGTATGCTCATAGAAATCTTTCCCATCATTCACGACCGGTTTTGGTTTCTGACTCATCTCATTATCTCCTCAAATTTCAGATTCAAATTATACATTCTATTCAGATCTTTTAAAGCTTGCCGATAAGCGATTTCTGTCCTCTCATAAACATCTGGAACCTCATCTTTGAGCTTTTTAAAATACTTATTTGCGAGCTCTTCATATTCAGAACGCACTCTCTCCGCTTCAGGAGAAAGAGCCTGTGAGGAGAATCTATGCTGCCACCCGAGATCTTTTGCACTTGGAGTATCTTTTGTTTTCTCCACGATGAAGATCTTCTTCTTTCCCACGATTTTCTCTTTAATCTGATTTTTTCGCAGGATCAGGACCGCAATATCATTAAAGCTCGGTGCGACAACATCATTCGGGTGTGAGTGATAACTCTCATATTTAATTCCCGCACTCTCTAAATCTTCAACCGCATTCCAAGTATTTACTGAGTGCTTTCTTCCAGAAACTCTTCTTAACTCTCCTCTCTCTGTTACGATTGCTGCAAACTCTCTCTTATTTCTCTCAGTCTTCTCCCATAACTCCTCTGCGATGATTCGATCACGATCTCTTTCACTGAGCTCTTTAACTGGGATCTTCACCGTTTTCTTTGCTCTTTTCTTCACCTCTCTCCTGAGGATCCTCTCAAATTTCTTGCCCTCATCTGCAAACTCTGTTCTGAATCTTGCCACTTGCCTCATCAACTTCATTGGAAGCTTCGCTGCTGATTTCTTTCTCCCGAAATACGGGACTAAACGAGATCGACAGTTGAAGTGGAGAGGAGGTTTCAGAATGCTTGGATCTGAGATCTCCCAGACTGATCCGTGCATCCTCCTGCAGATCTCCGAAGTTCTCTCATCGAGAGCTGCAACATACTCAACTTTTTTCACCACTCCGGAGAAGCTGTAAGCTTCCAGATGTCCCGTGTTATAAACCTCATTCGTGACCGTTCTCGCAAGTCTTGTTGCTCGATGCCGATCAACCTCCCAGATCACCCGAACTCTTCTGGAGAGCTCCTCGATGCTCTCCCCCTCGAGATAACCATCCGCGAGAGAATTCTTCATCTTCCGCTTAATGTCCTCTGAGATGTTTGCGAGATGTGAAAGAGTTAAGCCCGTGAGCCTGTGAACATCATAATCAGAGGGGATATTTGCTGCGGAGATCGAGGACTCGAGCACTCCCATCTTTTTCAGCTTCTCGAGTGCGGAATTGAATGAAAAAACATAGATGTCTTTCAGGAGCCTGAAGATCCTCTGATGAGTAATTGGGAGATGGATCGCATCGAAATGGTGATCGATCAGATCAAAAGCCCTCTGCTCACCGACCTCAGGGAGATCCCTGATGATATTCTCGATTATCTCATCAAAGATTCCCTCGATCTCTCTGATTGCACGATACTCTTTCCTGCGGACCTCTCGCTCACTCATTTATCCCCCTCTACTCTCCACCGAGCTTCGGAATCTCAGGTGGAAACCCTGCCTTAACCCTCGCTTCTTCGAGAGTTATGATGCCATTCATATAGAGCTCAGAAAGATCTCTCAGAGAATATTCTGGCTCAGCAAGAGGATCAAAACGGATTTTAATTGGAGTTCCCTCTGCTCCCATGAGCTTGAGCTGATGCCCGATGATCTCTTTCTCCATCGTTCTGCGAATCTGCCTCTGTAAAGACTGGAGGATCCTGAGGTTCCTCTCCTCTGTGACATAAGCTGAGGCATACGTGGATCCGCGAGCTCTTCCCGAGCTTGGCTCTGTCTGGAGCAATCCGATTGCGATGTATTTATCGAGCATGTCCACGATGTCTGTCACATCCACAGAAGTTTCAGTTGTGAGAGGTTTAATATCGAATCCCGCTCCGATTATGTCCTGATTCTCTTCGAGCTGAGCCTGCTCATTAACTGCCTGCTGGAGAATCTCATAAGCTTCTTTCCATCTCCCCTCTTTCATGAGATCTTCGAGGGAATAGTAGTTGATGAACAAACGAGCATATCCGTGTCTTTTCATCATCCTCGCGAAAGAATCGAGCAGATCCCACTTCATCTTGATGAGGAGCTCAACGCTCTTCAGAATCGATTTTCCATAAAAGCCGTAAGTCATTCTCCCGAGAATATCCTCCTCGAATCTCCCTCTGTGGAGATATCTGAAAAGAGCAACCTCCTCTCTTTCGTATTTTATGAGATCGTGCTGAGAGCCCTCATTCACGCAGATTGTTTCAATCTCTCCCTTGAGAACATAGGGAGGACGATCTCCGGGTTTCACTCCCTCTGGAAGAAGAGTCACATTCCTCATCGGGAGGAACTCGAGAGATTCAATGGATCCACGATCGATGAACTTGTAGACTGGGACGGTGCCATCGCGGATGAGATGCTGTGCAACGTGTAGAACAACCTCATCGAGATTGAGATCAGCTGCCCACTCATCAATCTCTTCTTTCACTCTCCTGTCTTCAGCTGTGATTTCATCTTCGGGTTTATCGATATAAGTCTCGAATCCCTTGGCAAGAAGAAGAGCTGTGGAGAGGATGCTCATCGAAACGGTTGAATCAATGTTCTCGAGCTGCTCAAAATATACATAGCGATTCGTGACATCGAGCTGCTTATCTCCGAACCACACGTAATTCTTGTTCGAGAAAATTCTCGATCTTGGAACTCCTGAAATGGCTGCGAAGATCTCAGAATGAGAGTTTGCGAGATAGCGAGAGACCGCATTTGGTGAGACATCATATCCATCGCTTTTTAAAATCGCAGCGATCTCATGAGGAGACTTTCCAGAAGCCGCGAGCTCCTGAACTTTATCTCCTATCCCGAGTTTTTCAACTTTTAACGGTCTTGACATGTATAATTATGTCGTTATTCCCAATATATAATACCGAAAAAGATCGCTATTCTGAATGTTGTTTCATCACATCTTCAATGCAATCGAGGAAAATCTCGGTCTGAATCTTCACTCTCGTTTCCGGATCCAGAGGCTCATCATCGAGTCTTGGCCTCCCGTATTTCACGCAGAGGACTGATGGGATATCGAGATTGCAGTTCTCGCACCAGATGAAGAAATTGTATTCGCTCCAGTGAAGCCTCTCATCATCCGCTCCGCAGATCGGGCATGCATAACCGAGCTCCCAAGGCTGGTAAAGTGCTGTACCGTAAGGACGTCTTCCGCAGAGTTCTTCAGCTCTCGGATTTTCACTCACTTCGAGCTCTTTTTCAATTAGATTCATAATTGTTTCTTTTGCGTTGATAATATCAAAGTCAATCTCCTCGTGTATCCTCATGAATCTCGCGAGTTCACGTGCAACTACCGTATCAACCGAGATGATGCCATCAAAGTTTATGATGAGCTCATCCCCATCTTTGAGCTCTTCAAGAGTTTTTAAAATAGCATCAACATGATCTCTTGTGATGTGTTCTCCGAACTCATTTTTCAGGATCCAGACCACCCTCATTTTTCTTTTCCCCTCCCAATCTCTCCCAATCTTTTCGATTTTTGAAGGGGCTGGGTGCGGAGTTCTTATGCAGAGAGGTCTTATTGCACCCAGCCCGATCGGGTGCCCCCACCTACTCCTCCCCCGCTCCTTACGGAGCTGTCATCGTTTCGGTGGGACTTACCACCCGAAGCCGGTGGTCGGATTTGAACCGACGATCTGGGGATTACAAATCCCCCGCATTCAACCGGACTATGCTACACCGGCTTCTAATAGCTCCGCCCGGATTCGAACCGGGGTTTCTGGGTTTCCCCGTTCCTGTTACCGAGTTCACCAGCCTCTCTGAGCTCTCACTATAATTTTTAACCTGCTTTTCCCATTCCCACAAACCCAAATTCTCTCTGCTCGTGTCTCTGGTTCGATGGCAACAGGAACTCCAAGGCCCAGAATGCTTGGCCGGCTACACCACGGGGCTTATTTTGATGCATCCCGAGCACCATCTGGAAACCGACCCGTCCTCATTCACTTTAACGGAATCCATACAGCATCTGCAGCACATCCCTTAACCCTCCATAAATTCCCTGATCTCTTTCAGCACAACTTTATACCATTCCTTGAGCGATGAGGTTTTGAATTTCTGATCGATCTCTTCCTCGCTTGGGATCTCTTTGAAGTGTCTCGAGAGAGTCTTATATCCTCTGATGATGCTTGCAGCTTTCATGGGAGTGTATTTCTTCAGGAGATGAGCCCTAAACTCCTCAATATCAATTTGCACTGTGCCACAACTCCCAAAACATCTTCATAAAGTCCGAAGCTTTATTTTTCGCTTTATACGTCTTCGGAATGTTCCACAGAAGCTGAAATTTAACCACATATCTGTGATTGCTCTCGGGATCACGGTAAACGAGAACCATGATTGCACGGGGTTTATCTCTCGGATGCGGGTCTGAAAAATCCTTGATGATCCGCACCATCTCAGTGAGTGCTCTGTTTAGATCTCCCGATACTGTGAATGACATCATAAATTTCTCTGATTGAGATTAAAAAAGAGTTACCTGAAAGTAAAACAAAAGTATTCGGGTTTAATGAACTCTTCCCCCGAAAACGATCGGTTTGAACGAGATCGAAGTGGATCTGATTCCCATCACCGCATACCTGAGGGCATCCATTGCGTGATCATTTATCTTCAGCGGAGTCTCCTTGTTGTTATCATCGTATCGATACATCTGAAACTCGTTGATGAGGTTCTGACAGGAGGAGTGAACTTTCAGCTTCTCACGTTCTAAGAGAGATGTCACTTCCTTGATTCCCGGAGTGATCTCGTTATTTGCTTTCACAGCATTTATCCCGGCTCTCCTGAACTTCTCGATTGATGCGGGCTCGGAGGGATCACAGAAGAAAGTTCCCACTCCGAATCTCTGCTGCATCTGCTTTGCTATTTCGATGAGCTCATCATCTGTGGTTTTCGGTGCATAATATTCGCAGAGCACGTAAATCTCATCTCCTCGGATCCCGAGAGCGAGAACGCATGCGGGATTTCTGAATCCCCAATCAACCCCATAAACCACTCGATCAAACTCTTTCGGGAGCTCTCGGATAACGTGAATAGAGGGATCGAAAGAGGGATAAACAAGGCCCTCGAATTTAACGAATCTTCCCTCGAGCTCCTGAAGTGCGAACTGTCCCTGATACTGCTCTCGGAGGGACCTGATATAATCACTCGGGAGGAAGATGTTTGACTCTGTGGGAATGTTGTAGAGGATCCAGCTGTCCGGAATCGGATCCGCGATGAAGAGCTCATAAACCCAGTTGAAGCCCTTAGGAGTCCCTGTGATCCAAGCCCTGTGAATGAATCCCGGTTGCCTCAATCTTCCAACGAGAATATCCCAGACAAGTTTAGGGAGCAGAGTGCATTCATCGATCCAGAACCATGCGATTGAGAGACCTCTGAGTCTCTCGATGTGACGAGGATTGTCCGCAGAACGGAAGAGGATCTCCGAACCGTTTTTGAGCTTGAGGATCTTCTTCGTCTCGTTGAAATTCGAGATGATCTCCTGAGGGACCCAGCGGTCCATCTCCCTCCAGATGACGTCTCGAATGAGGGGATACGTTGGAGCAACAATCAGACCAACGGATCCCGGCTGTTCCACCGCTTCTTTTATCGCATGCATCCATCCCACAGATGTCTTCCC